AATTTGCAACTGATTCTATTACAGCACTTGCAGGTAAACCTTTAGTTAGTTTTTCTCTATGATGAGCAATTAAAACTTTAACATTATCAAATTCCGCTGATAAGTTTTTAAGTCTTGATTGTAAATTAGAAACTTGAACAATTGAAGTTTTTACTTCTTCCGAAAGTTTAGTTTCGTCATAGTTTTTTCCGTCTATCGTTATAGCCATTACGCTATCCTCCTTATTATTTAATTGTTATATTACTTGCAGCCATTTTACCACGCTGCTCAGTAAGTTCGTATTCAACTGCTTGTCCATCTGTAACCGATGAAATGTTAGCAGCTTGTAATGCTGACACATGAAGAAATGCGTCTTTACCACCTTCGTCTGGTGTAATAAAGCCGAAACCTTTTTTAGCGTCAAACCATTTTACTTTTCCTGTAGCCATTTTATTCCTTATTAGGTCTTATTATATTTTAAAATCTGAAAACTGACCTAGTTTCTTTTCAAATTTTCTTTCAGTTGTAGGTTGTCCACTATCAACTAAATCTGTTTGTGCTGTTTGCTCAACATCATAAAATCTCATCTTTGATCTATCAACACCTAATATAAATTTTCTATTTACTGTTGGATCATTATATCTGTTTTTTAATTGTTTAACCATTATCTGGTTTTTATCATCTAGTTCTTCACTAGATATTAAGGCAAACATAAAATCTGCTGTTGCAGGTAAACCAAAACTTTCTGAAGTATCTTCTAAACCTACATCACTACTTACAAAACCACCTCTTGTAGTTTGAGTAGCAGAGAAGATAGGTATATCATTTTCAACTGCCATACCTCTTAATTCTTCTGCAATTGCTTTAATGTAAGTATAACTATTCACATTCGCACCTGCTTTAAATCTTGCACTAGCACATATATTTAAATAATCAACAAATACAATATCTGGTTTAAAAGATTTCTTTAATGCTAATTCTTTTACTAATGCTCTAAAGTGTCCTGTATGAGCAGAAGCAGTGGGATATTCTTTGATAATTAATTTACCTGAAGTTTTACTTTGTAATTTGTTTATCTTTGTTTCATACATTGAATATGGTAATTCTTCTAAATCACTCATACCTACATTTAATAAGTTAGCGTCTATTCTTTCAGCAATTCTTTCTTCTGCCATCTCCATAGTAATATATAAAACATTTTTACCTTGTAGTAAAATAGAAGACGCAAGGTGTGTCATAAACATTGTCTTACCAACACCAGTACCTGCAAGACAAATATTTAAAGTCTTACTTGGTATACCACCTCTTGTAATTTTATTAAAATAATCTAAATCTAATTCAAGTCTTTCCTCTTTCTTTTTATAGAAATCAAATCTTTCTTTTGTTTCTTGTAAATAATCATGACCAACTTTTTGGTCAAAAGAAACAGACAAAGCACTTGTCAACATTTCTGGCAAATACTCTGGTGTATGTTTTTTATCTTTACCATCTATAATTTGAATACCGCCAAGTATTGCATTATGTATAGCACGATCTTTACAAAACTTTTCAGTTGTTTCTACAAGCCAATCTTGATTAACTGGTTCTTTATTTAATGTAGATAATACATCTGTTATCTTTTTATATTCATCTTCGTTTACACTTTTAGCACTATTGATTTCAATAGACAATGCTTCTTTTGTAGGTAAACTATTATACTTGTTTACAAATTTATATATTTCAGTAAACAATAATCTTTCGGTTCTATCTGAAAAATATTCCTCTTTAATAAAAGGTAATACCTTTCTAGTATATTCCTCATTATGAATTAAATTACTTAATGCTGTTCTTTCAATTCTTTCCATCTTTTTTATCTTTTAATTCCTCATCTAATAATACAACTAATATATCACCTATGTGATCTATAAACTCTTGACTATCTGTATCTGCTTCTATTTTATTTTCTATAATAGTATAATCAAATACCATAGGCAACGCACCTTCAGGTGTCTTTTCAGATTCAGGTCTGAATCCTACCTTGCCGTACTTATAAACTATGGATGAAAATGGACCACTAATTAATTTAAGTGCTGTAAAATCTTCTCCAGATTTTTCAACAAACACATAATCTTCCCTATGTTTAGGGTTAGTCGTCTTGTGGATCTTCGGTATTGTTATCTGTTTCACCATATTTAAACTCTTTAGTACATACTTCATCTAATTGTTTTAGTATTTCTTTTGTGAAGTATTTTGTCGGGTCATTATTAATTGTCTTACCAAAAGTTTTTGATCCATCTGGTAATTCAATTCTAGTAGAAACTTGTTTAAATATGTTATGTTTTAAAGCCAAGTCTAGTAGACCGTAGTATCTATCCAAACCTTTGTCGTAAGTTAATCTAACATCTACGACTTTATTTTCCTTGGTTAGTCTTGATTTGTAATTCTTACAATGTATTATATTACCTATGATTTCTGTGCCATCTTTTTCTTTTCTTTTAGATAGATATACAATTGATGAAGCTGCATATTTTAATCCTGATCCACCACCCATTTCTTTTTGTGGGAACATTGAACCAATAACATCATAAGTATGATTAGTAATTATCAAAGGCACTTTTGCCTTACCTAGTTTTAGTGTTAATACTCTAAAGGCAGCCTTAACTATTTGTGCCCTTGTCATGTCTTTTGTTTCTTTACCTGCCTGTGTATCTTCCATTTCTTTTGTAGTAGATAACATACCTAAACTATCTAATACTAATAATAATGGTTTTCTTTCAGATACATCTTGGTCTATGTATTTGTCAAGCACGGTAAGTGCTTGATGTCTAAATTCTTGTACAGTAGTCACTGGCATTATAACCATTCTACTACTATCTATTCCTCGTTCTTCAATTATGTCTTTGGTAACTGCTGATTCTGATTCAAAGAATATAACACCACCATCAGGATTTTTATCTAGGAAATGTTTACACATACCTAATACAAAGAAAGTTTTACCTGTAGCACTTTCACCTGCGATTGCTGTTATTTTGTTTGAAGGCAAACCTCTATGAATAGAGCCGCCTAGTAATGCATTGAATATATAAGAACCTGTATCTATAAATGAATCTACATCGCCTGAAGCACCATCTGATACCAAACTAGCATATTCATTACCAGTTTCTTTTATTACATCTTTTAAAAAATCACTCATTAGTTATCCTCATTTTATTATCTATTATACTATATTTATATGTTTAGGTCAAGCAAAGAACTCATCTAAATTTCCTTTTCTTGATTGTTTAAATAAATCTACTTTAGGTCCAAAACACCATACATTTTCTATAAACAATTTATTCATAAAATCTGCTTTTGCTTTATCATCTTCAAATAGTTTATCCGATTTAGGTCTTTGCATAATTCTCATGCCGATTTGACCTATAAATTTATCTTTTAATTTGTTTACTAATTCATCACTTGATCTATAACGAGTACCTTTAATCTTTGGATCCATAATATTTACAAACATAAATTTAGATACTGCCATTGTTTTTTCTGCAACTGGTAAATAGAAGTCATCACGCCATCTTTCATACTCACTAAATTTAGACCATGATTGATCTTCTTGAAACTCACCACCTTTATTATATTCTTCAGTAGAAAAATAAGGGGGAGAAGTAAATGCAACATCTATTGGTGGCAACTTATGGTATGGTAAGTTTTCAGCACCACATCTCCATATAGTTACCTTTTTAGGTTTAGATAATAGTTTATTGTATTTTGATATTTGCTCATTATATCTAGCATAAGTATTAGGATTAGGATCACAACCATAGTATTCTTCAGCGTCACTAGCAAAGAAACCTGCAAGTCTATCACCCCAGCCACAACTTGTATCTAGTACAGTTTTAGCATTTGTCATTTGATATATTGCTTTTGCAACAACAGGTTTAAATTGTGTTGCAATATATGTACCTAATCTAAACGCTGATATATAACTTTTATCACTTAATTGACCACCAAGTAATTGTTCAGTTTCGTTACCATCTAAATCTTTTACTTTAGTTAATTTAACATCATTGATACCTCGCCATATAGGACCTAGGCATTTCCATATATCATATGCGTCACCATTTTCCCATACTTCTTTTGGTGCTCTAAAACCATAACTACCACATTCTAATCTTAAATCTTGCATAAAGAAATTTGATACATCATTATAGGTACTTGGTCCATTAATTAAACCTAATCCATATTTTGAATATGAATATTCATAATCATCATATTTTTCAAACACCTCTTTGTCAACTTGTTCTTTTGGTGTACAAATGGCACTAGTATCAAAATTTTTAAGATTATGAAAACACTCTCTCATTGTATCTTCGGATATTTCTTTTAAAGGAAATACAGGTCGCTCTGTTGCAATATAATCGGCAAGATTTTTTCTCATCTCCTCCTTGCCATATTCTGCGTTCATAGATTCAAATGTCTTGTTATCTAGTATAGGCAGTTTATCGTGTCTAGCGGCGGCTAATAGACGGCTATATAGTGTATTATTGCGATTGTAGTCTTTCATTAATCTTTTACTTCTTCAAAGTCAGCGTCAACAACATTATCATCCTTCTTTGTTTCTTTTTTAGGACCATCTTGTGCTGTTTCTTTTGCTTTGTCTTGCATATCTTTATAAACTGCTTCGCCAAGTTTCATAGACGCTTCGGTTAATTCACCTGTCTTCTTTTTAATATCTTCGGTGTCTTCACCTTTTAATGCTTCTTTAAGATTATTAATACTAGTTTCTATTTTAGTTTTTTCTTCAGCAGATATTTTATCACCATGTTCTTCAAGTGCTTTTTCAGTAGAAGCAACTAGACCATCAGCATGATTTTTTGCCTCAATCTTTTCTTTTATTTTTTCGTCTGCTTCTTTGTTTGCTTCAGCGTCTTTAACCATTTCGTCAATCTCTGCTTCTGATAATCCGCCAGACGCTTGTATTGTTATCTTTTGTTCTTTACCTGTACCTTTATCTTTAGCAGATACACTTACAATACCATTAGCGTCAATATCAAATGTCACTTCTATTTGAGGTACGCCTCGTGGAGCAGGTGGGATACCATCAAGCATAAAGTTACCTAATGCCTTATTATCTTTAGCAAGTTGTCTTTCACCTTGCGTCACTACAATATTAACTGCCGCTTGATTGTTTTCAGCAGTAGAAAATACTTGACTTTTCTTTGTAGGTATTGTTGTATTTTTTTCTATAAGTTTTGTAGATACACCACCAAGTGTTTCTATACCAAGTGATAAAGGTGTCACATCTAAAAGTAATACATCTTTAACATCACCTGCTAATACACCACCTTGAATTGAAGCACCTATAGCAACAACTTCATCTGGATTAACTCCTTCGTGAGGTTTCTTACCAAAAAACTTTTCTACTTCTTGTTTTACTTTAGGCATTCTTGTCATACCACCAACTAATATAACTTCACTTACATCCGTTGATTTCATACCAGCGTCTTTTAATGCTGTTTGACAAGGTCCAAGTGATCTTTGCACTAGACTATCCACTAAACTTTCAAATGTCGCTCTATTTAATTTAACATTTAAATGTTTAGGTCCTGTTTTATCAGCAGTAATAAAAGGTAAATTAATATCTGTTTCCATTGTAGATGATAATTCACATTTTGCTTTCTCGGCTGCTTCTCTAACTCTTTGCAATGCCAAGTTATCTGATCTTAAATCTATACCTGTATCACCTTTAAATACAGAAAGAATATGATCTACAATAGCATTATCAAAATCTTCACCACCTAATGATGTATCACCATTTGTAGATTTAACTTCAAATACTCCATCACCTATTTCTAATATAGAGATATCAAATGTACCACCTCCTAAATCATATACTGCAACTGTGCCTGATTTCTTTTTATCTAAACCATATGCTAATGCAGCCGCCGTAGGTTCATTTACAATTCTTTCAACTTCTAAACCTGCAATCTTACCAGCGTCTTTAGTTGCCTGTCTTTGTGAATCATTAAAATAAGCAGGTACAGTTATAACTGCTTTCTTTACTTCTGATCCTAAATACTTTTCAGCAGTTTCTTTCATCTTTTGTAAAGTGAAAGCAGAGATTTGTGATGGCGAATACTTTTTACCTTTTGCTTCTACCCATGCGTCTCCGTTATCTGCTTTGATTATTTTATATGGTGTTGTTTGAATATCTTTTTT